AAGAAAAAACTTGTGTAGGACGTCTGAATCTTTTGTATTGTGTGCCACAAGAATCACAATGCAATAAAAACTTGCTTACTGAAGTCTTTCCGTCTGAGCAAAGTCTTTTCGGTGTAGCCCCAATTTTACGACACATATTTTTCCACACGTTATCGTGCCCGTGTCCTGGAGTTAAAGCGTGTGCTATTTCGTGTAAGATTGTATCTTTAACTTGTTGCCATTCATTAACTTCTGTTAAAGCTTTTGATAAGTAAATAGTTTTTTTATAACAATTACATACACCAAAAGTCTTTTGTCTATTATTCCAAGCAAACTTCCAATCATAAAGATTGTGCTTATGCATTAGAGTGATTGCTCTTTCTTTTGCTAA